GAGTATTTGTTTAAAGATGGGAGTATTATTGGTTTGAATGATAAATTATTACAGAACTATGTTGAATGGACTGCTAACAAACGTCTTAAGTCTATAGGTCTTAAGGCTATCTTTGATATACCATTAGCAAACAATCCATTACCTTGGACTGCACACTGGTTATCTTCTAAAGGACTACAAGTAGCACCACAAGAGACAGAGGTAGAGTCGTACATGATAGGGAGCATTAAACAAGATGTTAAGAAAGATACTTTCAAAGGTTTTCAATTATGATCCTAGATATTCCACAAGAACCACCCGAAGGTTGGCGAGAAGAATACCGAGGGATGAAAGCAGTTGGCAAACTCCAGAGCGAATTGTTGACGAATGGTCCGAAGAGTTTATCCCAGAGTTGGATAATGCAAGCGATGTACAACGACTGGAAGAGGAAGAAAGGTTTCGTAGAACCAGAGCCACCAAACTGCCAGAGCAGCATGAAGGAATGGGAAGAAAGTATAAAGAAATACCAGACCCCTGGTTCAATTGACTAAATAGGTCCATGAGCGTAATAATCTACCAAGAACATTGCGAATATCTTGAGAAAGAGAATGAAGATCTCAGGGATGAGGTTCTCTTTCTAAGACAGCAGCTTGAATATAAAACTATGGGTCTCCCAGTAGGAGATATAAATATTGAGGAATAGATAATGGGTATGTGGAAAAGGATAACCAAACTCCAGAAGGAAGTTATGAGAACCCCTGGACCTATAAGGGTTCAACTTTTACTTCTGCTGACATTGACGGGCAGTTCGGTTTTGTCTACAGGATTACAAATTTACAAACTGGCCAGCAATACATCGGCAGAAAATACTTCGTACAGAAACGAAAGCCTAGAAGTGGCGGACGCAGGAGGACGAGTGAGAGTAACTGGAAAGCATACTACGGCTCTTCTAAGGAACTTAATGGTGACAGGAAACGCTTGGGGTCGGATTCCTTTACCAGAGAAATCCTCTCCACCCATGCAACAGCAGGAAGAGTAAACTACGAAGAGACCAAACAATTATTTTTAAATAATGTATTACAGGAGACCCTAGACGATGGTACTCCAAAGTATTACAACAGTAACATATTAGGACGTTACTATAAGAAGGATTATTTTACAGAACAATGATTAGAGTTAGGTGTACTTCTTGTGGCAAGGAGTTGCAAGGACAGTCAAGTAGGATTATTTCGTGTGGGTGTAGTAACATGACATCTATACATGATGATGTTGTGTCTGCAAGTAATATGGATCTTGTAGTATTGTTACAGAACAATAAGAAAGTAAAGAAAACTTCTATTTTTTCAGAAGAAGATCTAAAATATCAAGAGGCACGTAGACATCGTAAAGTCCGTAAGTTAACCTTTGAAGAAAGATGATAAACCTTGATGAGAAATTCCATAGTTACCTAGAGAAGGGTGGCAAGACCTTTAGAATTGATGGTGTTGACGAACCTCTTAGAGGATATGGATATCAATGTGATGGAAACGACATAGTGGGTTACTACGTAACGACAACTAACTATAAACTATACTATAATATGAATGAACAGTTCTTAAAAATGGAAGCATTAAACGAATGAAAATCTTTTTAGACACCGCAGAGGTGGGTCAAATCGTTGATGGGTATAAGACTGGTCTGGTTGATGGTGTTACCACTAACCCAACTCTTATACTAAGGTCAGGTAGGCAGCAGAGTGATGTGATTGAAGAGATCTATCAAGCATGTCCTAACCTTGAGTCTATCTCTGCTGAAGTAGTTGCTGAGACTGCTGATGAGATGGTAGAACAAGCACAACCTTACATTGCTCTCAGTGATAATGTTACAATTAAAGTACCTTGCACACGTGAGGGACTAAAAGCTTGCTATGAACTTAGCAATGATGGTATACTTACCAATGTAACTCTTGTGTTCTCAGTATCACAGGCAATACTTGCTGCTAAAGCAGGTGCAACATATGTTTCTCCATTCGTGGGACGTGTAGATGATAATTCTTTTGGGGGTCTATGCCTTGTAAAAGACATCGCTAATACATATAAGAGGCATGATGTTGAGACACAAATTCTTGCTGCTTCCATTAGGAACGTCAGGGATGTAGGTAGGGCTTTTGAGTATGGTGCTAACGTATGTACTATACCAGTAAAGGTCTTTGATAAAATGTATGATCATGTCCTAACCCGTGAGGGATTAGAACTATTCAATAACGATTATCTAGCCGCCAAAAATGAATAAAAATTTCACCGTATACTCCAAGGATGGTTGCAACCATTGTAAACAAATTATACAAGTATTAGGTCTTTCTGAATTAAATTATGTTGAGTATAAACTTGATGTAGATTTTAGTAAAGAAGCATTCTTTGGACAGTTTGGCGAAGGTGCTACCTTTCCTCAAGTAGTATTAAACGGTGATAATCTTGGTGGAACTAAAGAATCCATTGAGTACATGAAAGAAAAGGACATTTGTTGTAACGTATGATTGAACTAACTGAAAAAGAATTTAAGGAAGATATAACAAAGTACACCACTCGTATAGAGCATGGTGAAGACTTCCTTATTAAAAAATCAGATGGCAGTAAGTACATTGCCACTGATGTGACCAAATTCCAAAACCCTTG